ATTTTTCAACAATTTTTATTCCATATTTAACATTGTTAAAATTTTCTTGTGTATCTTCAATAATTTTATAATCAGTTTTATTTATATTTAAACTGTCTAAATCAGATTGATTTTCAGCAATTTTACAAAGTGATCCAGGTAAATTTTCAAAATTTTTTAAAAAAATAAAATATGACATTTTTAAGCTCCTGTATTTTCAAACACTATTAATATTCCGCTTGAGCCCCCACTGCCAGGTTGATAATTACACATTGTTCCTCCAGCACCTCCAGCTGCACCATAACTACCTCCCGATGTAAAACTTCTTGCACTGCTTGGCCAACTTGCTCCCCCTGAAAACACTGCTCCTGGTGCATTACCAGATGCTCCTTGGGAGTTACCACTTCCACCTGCACCACCGTTGGCTGTACCAACGCATGTTAAATTTGTAGATCCTCCAGCGTTTGCTGATCCAGAACTTGGCGGTCCTGCATTTCCACCTGCGCCAACTGAAAATGGTTTACTAGTAAATGGTTGTGTAATTGGTGCATTCCAAAAACCAAAACCACCTCCACCTCCTGGACCATTATTTAGTGGAGTTCCAGCTCCACCACCAGCATAAAGGTAAACACCTAATCTGTTAGCAGTTGGAGAAGCACTATATGTTCCTGAAGTAGGTCCAACAGCTATTAAAGTTGGTAAAGTTGCAGGAATTCCACCAGCTGCTCCAGAAGATGCAGCAGTAATACGTCCATCAGCATCAACTGTAATAGAAGCTGATGTATAAGATGCAGCAGTTACACCTGTTGAGATTAATTGATTAGATCCTACAGAGTTAGCTGCTAGTTTAGATTGTGTGATTGTTGATTGTACGATTTGATTTGCAGCGACAGAGTTAGCTGCAAGTTTAGCTTGTGTAATTGTTGATTGAGTAATTTTAATTGCTGTAACTGCATTTGTTGCAAGTTGAGCTGTATTAACTGCATAGTTTGCAATTTGAGCTGTTGCAACTGTTCCTGATAAAGAACTTAAATCTGCTGTTGTAATATTTGTACCATCTGAATATAAAATTTTAATTCCTTTATCAGTTGTAGACCAAGTAGCACCTGTTCCACCTACTGGTTTAAATTCAACTGTATGTGTTCCAGTTGTACCATTTGATACAATCCATGTTTTTTCAATACCAGCTGGAACTGTTACTGTTTGATCTCCTGTAATAGTTCCTGTTAATTTTATAACAGCATTTCTTGCATTTGATAATGCAGCGTTAGACATTACAAGAGCAGTTGTTTGTAATCCACCTGCAATAGAAATAGATTCATATCCAGCAATAGCTTGTTGAATAACTACTAAGTTAGTATTTGTAATATCACCCCATGTTCCAGCGTTTTCGCCAGTAACCATCAAGGCTATTTTAAGGTCTGTTGAATAACTAGTTGGCATATTTTAAATTCCTTTTTTAATCATTATTAAAATATTTATGCGGCTGTGTCAACAGGTGTCCAATTAATATTTTGACCTGTATCTACTATTTGCCATGCTGTAACATATACCTGACCCACACTTCCTGTCAAGCTTATTCCAGTAGGATTAACCACTGCATTTCCAATTACTAAGGATACTGAATTTAATGAAGAAATTATGTTTTGTCCTGTAACATTTACCTGTTGATTTAAGTCTATATTAACTGAATTTAAGCTTAAACTTAAAGATTGTCCTGTAGGATAAGCATCCGTCGATATCGCAGATTGAGCTATTCCTAGTGCTGTTGTTAAAGTTTGACCAGTTAACTCAACATCAGGATTAGGATCTACATTGTTTAATATAGTTGTTAAATCTTGACCTGTTAAAGATACATTACCTGTACCAATTATTGATACTGAATCTAAAGATAAATTTAATATTTGACTTGTAGGGAATGCATTTGCATCTGCTGTAATAGTTGCAAATCCTTCTGTGACAGCTTCTGCGAATACACCAGTATTTACAGATTGGTTACCATCTGCATTAATATCTACTGACCCAACGTCAGCATGTCCCTCAACCCCTGTTAATTGAACAGCAAGGTCTGAAACATCTACTCCCCAAGGTAAAGATCCCCATGTTAATCTTCCCCAGCCTTGAGCATTAGAAGCATTTACACTATTTAAAGTTAAGTTAGCAGTTATTCCTGTGATAGAAACATCAGGTGTCACATCAACATCACCAATAGATGTTGTTATTTGTTCACCAGTTATATCAGCTTCAGCATCTAATCTTACAGATGGATCTCCAAGATCCATTCCAAGAACTTCTGGTGTAGTTATAGGAGCAAAAGTGACTGCAAGTGCTGTTACACTATTTAAAGAAGTGGTTAATTCTTGTCCTGAAAGAATTAATGTTCCATTTATTCCCCATCCATTTGAACCCCATGTATTTCTTCCCCAACCAGAATTAATTTCTCCGTTTACTGAAACAGAACTTATATTCGACTGTAAAAGATTACTGGTAGGAATTACAGTTGCGTTCTGTAATCCAGTACCAAATTCTCCTGAACTCCAAGTTAAATAACCCCAAGGGTTAGCCATGACTAGAAACTCCTATTAAGAGATTCTGATGATAGCTGATGAACTTGTAAATGCTGGGAATTGAATAGTGAAAGTTCCTGAAGTAGCTGTCTTATCACTTCCAAAATTTAATACTGCAACTGCAGCATTAGAGAATGAAGTGTTATATATCAATGCACCTCTTGCAGTTAACGTAACACCAGTAAAAGATAAATCAGCGAAATCTGTAAATGCAACAGTTGATACAACTGAAGTTCCTGAATTTACTAATTTTCCTCCACCCGACGTATATTGTCCAGTGTTGCTAACTTGTCCACTTGTTGTAAAAGAAGTAGTAGAAGCACCTAGAGTAGCAGTTGATACATAAAGAGCTAATTTGAATCTATCACCACCAGCACCTAGCGTTGAAAAGTCATGGTCACCATCTAATAGTTGTTTTTTAAAACTATTTGGTAACGCTTGTGTAATAGCCATATTTTGTTTCTCCTTATTGTGGTTTACGAACTATACGAGGTTCTCCATCTAGAAACTCATCAGTTCGTCTTCTTCCCATTTGTTCTAATGAGAATCCTTCGATAGCTTGCTTATATCTATTTTCATAATATTGCAACATATCTTGTGGACCCTTTAAGAACCCATAAGCCTCTACTAGGCAAGCATACAATAAGCCATTGGGAAACTGTTGACTTAAATATGTAGTGGATGTTGTAGCTGATAATCCAGTTGGTTTCAAGATATAATTTAATTGAATTGTATAAGCTTGATCAGGTGTAGGAGCTACAATTACTGTATTTTCGTTCCAATTTGCATAATATTTAGGAGCCCCTGCAGTTTGTTCTTGATTATATTCATTAATAAAGGTCATATCTCTAACATCTAAAAATCTTATCTCTCCACCAACAGTAACCTGTGCAGATCTTATAACTAATAAATTATCTGGGGTATTAAAATATTTTTGATTTAAAATAACAGAAGACGTTGCATATTGCCTATTATTATCAGAATCTACATCTCTTAATATTCTAAATTCGGCATCTTGAATAAATCCATCTACAATAGTGGATGTAAAAACATTAGAATCTACCTCTGTGTAATTTCTTATTTTTGTAACTAATTCTGAATATGTCATATTAAGCCTGTAGTGTAACTGGACCTGCAGAACATTGTGCCCCGCCACCAGCTATATTTCCTGTTGTTGCCGTATCCGTACTTAAAAAATAAAAATAATTTAAAGTATCACTTACAATACCAAATGAATCTATTTTTCCAACTGTGATTGTAAATCCATTTGCATTTGAAATATCTGTAACATTATCAAATGAAGGAACTAGATCAAATGAATCTTCTCTAGAAGGTGTTCCTACAATGTTAACTTGCGGTGGGCCTCTAAATCTTACAATGTTACCAGTTGATCTTCCATGGTCTTGTGAAAATACATTTATATAAGTGTTGCCAGCATATTTTGTAGTTGAAAAAGGATTTAAAGTTAAAGCTACAATTACTGGTGGTTCAATTCTATCAGGGTGTGCATATCTTAAACCCTGTGGATCTGCAGTTGTTGGTCTAGGTTCTAACTGTGGTTGCTTTGGTTCATATTCTGAAGTGTGAACCCATGAACCATTCCATTCTTGTACCATTTCTTGATATGGAAATCTTTGACCAGATCTGTCAGAAATCATGTAAGAATATTTTCCTCTAGATAGATTAGACATTTGGATAATAAGTTTTTGGAGTTATAAATGAACTTGATGAAGATCCATCTGTCTCTAATGCTCTAGTTAATTCATCTTCGTATAATAATTTTAATTCTTGTGTTCTTTGTGGAGCAAGTTTTAATGATACATAATAAGCAAGGCCCGCGCACATACATGGAACGAATCTATATGGAACATCTGTTGCATTTGTATAAGATCCAACATCTTGAATTCTTTTAGCATAGTAATATTGAATTACATTATTCACCTGATCTGTTCCTGGTGTTAAGTATAAAGTGATTGTAATTTTATCTATAAATCTTTGAACGTAATATTGTGTAGGTTGACCTGTTGCAAATTTAGAAGATAATCCACTGTAAGCCGATCTATTAATTTTTGTAAGTGGAAAATCAACAACAGGAACTTGTTCTGTGTTTCTATAAACCATTTCTAAAATATCATCTGGTCCGTATGTTATAGAATTATAATCATATACAGCAGTATTATCTGCATGAGTTGCAGCAGTTGTACCATTAGTACCACGTGTACATCCTGTAATAGTCATAGAGGAAGTATCTGTGCCTGTATAATTTATTTGCTCTGAACCAATAAGCAGGGTGCCGGTTTCAGGGAATTGCCAAACTGAATCTAATGTAATTGTTGTTTGAGACGCATCAATTGCACCATTTAAATAACTAAAAGTTCCATCTGACGTTCCATCAGATTGTGATCTATAAATAGTATAAGTAGACTGATTATTAACCATGGAAATAGTATTACTTGCTACTTCCCAATAATGAAGACCTCTGTTCGCCCATTCTTGAAACATTATATTTAGAGATCGTCTTGTAGATTCTAAATCTTGTCCAGTTCTTGGCGCAGACATGCCAATTCTTTCGTAAGCCTCTTCTATAATTTTATCTATATAAAAGGTCTTTTCAAAAGTAGTAGTTCCAGAAGTAGTGTTAGCCATCTAACCTCTCCTACGCTGTTAATCCAGGTCCAGAATATTTATCTGTTAGTAATGTATAAGCTGCAATATTAGTTTTTGTTTTACAAAAAATTCCTTTTGGAAATAAAATTCCATCTTCAGGAAAACTAAGATTAATAACATCACCAGTTGGAACATCTCCATAAAATAGAGTTGTACCAGAATTAGAAGTTGTAGTTAATTCTAATGCACCAAGACCACCACCGTCAGAAGCCATTATAATTCCTCTTAAACGAATTGGTCCTGCAATAATTGCAGAAGATCCTGCTGCAGCTGTTGATCTAGTCGCTTGTATATCACTTTTAAAACTTGCCATTTTTTCTCCTTTAATTAAGGAGCTCTTGCGAGCTCCTTAAAATAATTAATTAAGATGTTGCAATGTCAGTAGTTGGAGCATTCATTCGCTTCCAAGTAGTTCCATTAGAAAATGCATATCCTGGAGATCCTGCGATTCCATTAGATACATAAATCATAACACCTGTATTACCAACTGCACTTAAAGTTTGACCTGCACTTTGTCCACTTGCAATTTGCACAACTGAAGTAGATGAAAAAGACCAAGCAACTGCTCCGCCTTGTTCTGTATCATCTGATCTGCTATTTGCTGAGTTAACATTTGGTCCACCGATGAATCCACCGATTGATACCACTGGTCCTGTAAACGTTGTATTTGCCATAAGTATGTTCTCCTAGTTATTCCAATCTAGTCTCTAGGCCGTCGACTATACGCGTCTAGATCAGAAAGTTATGTATAGTGCTTAAGATATAACTGAATTTATTGAATAGCGCAAGGGATACCTGCATCGAAAAACTACTTTTCGGATATAAATAGCTAGGTTTTAGCTAGCTACAGAAAACTCAGGAGCAGCTAATTCTACTTTAATTTGTCTAAAAGCCATTTCAGCTTCAGACATTTTAATCTGGTTAATGACGTCTTTTATCTTTTCGTCAATCCTAACCATATCAAGAGTGTATTTACCCTCTTGAATGTAGTGTTGCTCCCAATCAAGTTCTAACAACCTTTTCTTCTTGTAAAGGTCTTGAACTGATATCATCTACAACCTCCTCATAGGTTATCCAGCATTTATCCTTAGCAAAGGATCTTCTGCTGTCTTTAAGTAATATACCTTTTTTTCCTATTTTGTCAAGGATAGCTCGTTCTATACTTTCTGCACTATCTTCTGCTTCAATGTTAAAATCAGCCATGTGGCCATACGCTCTAATTTTTACTTGAAACAATTTTGTCATAATTCATTCTTTCTAACATATTAATGGGGTGAGATATACCCACCCCATTAAATAAAAAATGCTTATATATTAAGCACCTGGTGAGCCAAACAAACCTCTAGGGTCAGACCAGCCGAAGCTGTATCTTTCTCTAGCTTTGTATCTAACGTTACCAGTATCAAAATCACCTT